TCGTCCAGCTTGAGGCGACCGGCCAACACCGCCATGTCCATCCAGGCGGCCCGTACCGGGCGGCACAACTGGTGGACGTACACGCCGAACTGCAGTTGCTCCAGGCGACGGCGGAATTCGTTGAGCACGACCCGCAGCGCCCGGTCGTTGACCTCGCGCATATCGCCGGTGAGGATTTCGTAAGGCGTGCCGGTACCGGCGGCAGCAGCCATCAATTGCTGCCGCATAAAGTCCGGGTAGTTGTTGCCGGCGTCCGGTGGTTTGGAAAACTCCACTTCTTCGCCCGGCCCCAGTTCCTGCATAGTGCCGGGCTCCAGCGCGACCATCGGCGTGAAGCCGTCGCGGTCTTCGGTCAACAACTGACCGGTGACCGGATCGCGGGGTTGCTGTGTGGCTTCAGGTGGCGGTTTGCTGATAAATCCCGCAAACAGGTTGGCTACCTCCTGACGAAACAGCACCGCATCGTCGTAGTTGTCCAGGCTGCGCAAGCGCTTGAGCACCGGCGCCAATCGCGGCACACCACGCAACTGCCCGGGCTCAACCGGCTCAAAGATATGCAGCACCTGTGCCGCCGGTATCCGCACTAACTGGTTGTATCCAGCATTCAGTGACGAGGCATCGCGGGGGTGAACGCGGTACATCCAGTAAGCCACCCGCTGGTGAGCCGGGTTGAACTCGATCCCGGCGCGGATGCTGTTGCCGTTTTTGGCCGGCTCAAACTTGTCGTGTGGCACAAACTCGGGGGCCAGTACCTGGAGCTGAAGCGGTACCGCCAGATTTTCGTCCAGGCTGCGTGGCCGTATACGCACAAAGCATTCACCAGCAGTTTCGACGGTGCGGGCAATGAGTGCCTGCTGGCCGTAAAAGTCGGTCAGGCCATCGGCGTCCGACTCATCCACCCAGTCCTCCCACAACTCCTGCTGCACTTTGCGCAGGGTGTCGTCCTCGATCTTGGGTCGAGGTGTGATGCCGGTGCCGATCAGGTTGCTGACGCGCTTGTCGATGACGTTGAACGCATACGGGTCATTGCGCACTGCTGCCCGCGAACGGGCCCGCAGGTTGCGCAAGGCTGGGGTATTGATGCTGTTGATGCCGATATCGGGCGCGTCCCAACTGGCCGAGCGCCTGCCCTCTCCGGCCCCTTCGTAACTGGCTTTGATCCGTTCCGGCAGCAAGAAGCCGTTGCGGGTAAGCGTCGGGTATTGGCGCGCCATTAGAGTCCCTTGCCTCCGTGGTAGAGCCGTATGACCCGCGAGCGCGGCCCCGCAGAGGCGACCAGCGAAGTACGGATCTGATCGCGGGCCTTGAGCAGCTCATCCACCGTGCGGTACTCCACGGTACGGTCGGCGTAGCGCACGGTTTTCTCGCCGCGCGCGATGGCCGACTCAACCGCGTCGAGGTGCTTTTGGGTAAAGGACATAATCAGCGTCTCTTGAGATAGCCGCTGCTGGAGCTGCGACGTTGAGGGGGTCGTGCAACCGGCTGCGATGGTGCGGCCGGCATTACTTCGGGTGCAGACATTTCAACAGGTTGTGTCGCGGGTATTGCGGCCGGAAGTGCAAGGCGTTCAGCCTGAACGGGCCTCTCATCGAACAGCCCGGCCTGCGCCAGGGCTTGGCGAATGCGCTCCCAGTCGTGTTCCTTGTAACGGTTCAGACCCAGGTAATGCGCCATCGCCAGGCAGTACACCATCAGGTCGAGCGCTTCGTTGCGCTCGGCCTTGCCCTTCACCCACTCGATACGTTTATGGCCGCGCACATAGCGGGCCACCTTGCGCTCGGCCACGCACTGGTCGAAGAAGTCATCCGGCAGGTCGTTGGCAAAGTGCAGCGCGCCCGGCCCGTCTTCAAACGGGTAGCGGTTGTAGATCCAGTCCTTGGCCGTGTCGGTACCGACAAACCATAGCTCGGCGCCGTTGCGTTCGGTCTGGCCCTTCCAAGTGACGTCGACCATTGACGGACGTTGCGCAATAACCGGTTTGCCCGGCTTGCTCGCGCCCTTGATGGCGAAGATATTGCGCCACCGGCGGATACGACAGAACTGATAAACCTCGTCCGTATGGTGACCGCCGGAGTCGACGGCCGTGGCCAAGATGCCGAGCCCGACGCCACAAGGATGCGGGTACCGCACCTTGAGTTTTTCATCGAGCACGGCCCAGGTACGTTCGTCCGCCGGGTCGCCCCAGATCACCTGGTAGTCGATGATCCAGCGCTCCATGCCGACGCCCCAGCCCATCACCATCAGTTCCAGGCGATTGGCTTGTACGTCGACCGATGCGGTGAGCATCAGCACACGCAGGGTCATTGAGCCGAGGCCGTAGGTTTCGCGGCGGGCGCGCTCTTTCAGCACATCCGCTTTGGTCTGCTCCTGGGCGCTGTCCCAGACCTTGGCCAGGCGGGTGTTATAGAACACCTGCATGGGCTCCAGATCGCCCCGGCTTTGCGCCTTCTTGGCCTTTTCAAATTGCTTGGCCAGCGAACGCCAGTCCATCCAACCAAGCGGTGAGTACAGTGCGTTGAGGTGAAAGCCGATGGTTTCGCCGTCGCCCTGGGCATGGGATCGCCATTCACCCCGGGCCAACATCTGGCCCTTGTTATGCTCCTCGATCAGCACGTCGCAATCCGGCCCGGCGCACTGGTAATGCACCACGCTGTAATCGGCCGAGTAGTGCAGACTTTCCCATTCCAGTACCTGCATATGGCCGCAGTGCGGGCATGGGACGTAGTAGTAACGCTGATCGCTGGTCTCGAACAAATCGGCGATACGCGAGGCGCCCTTGATCGTCGGTGAGCTGGAGAAGTAAAACTTGGCGTTGCGCCCGAAGGTACTGCCCCGGGTTTCGGCCAGTTCGATCGGGTCGCCCTCTTCGCCCACGTCCACATCCCAGCGGTCGATTTCATCGCCGTAGATATAGCGTGCCGACAGTTCGGCCAGGTTGGCCGCAGAGCCGGCTGTGGTGACGTAAAGCGAGCCGCCTTCAAACTCTTTGGTGTCCATCGTGTTGCGTGCGTCCCGCGAGCGGTTGGTCGCGACACGCTCACGCAGCACCGGCGTAGCCTTGATGGTCTTGCCGATCCGTGACGACACCCGCTTGGCCAGGCTCAGGCTTGGCAGCAAGGTGAGGATGTTGGACGGCACCATATGGATCAGGCCACCGATCCAGTTCAATGCGATCTGGGTTTTCATCAGCTGCGAGGCCACCATCGTGACCACGCGCTTACAAGGGTGAGCCGGTGACAGGCAGCGCATGGGCTCGCGTGCATAGGGTGTACGCGAGGTACGGTACTGGCCGGGCTCGGCGGCGCCGGTGTCACGCGGGATACGCATGTACTCGTCGGCCCACTGGTCGACCCACAGCGAAGGGTCAGGCCGTAGCCCACGAAAATACGCCTCGCGGTACACCTCTGCACCGTTCGGGATTTCCGTGTGCATGGGTTAACTCTTGTTGTTGAGGGCGTGAACCAGGTCAGCCGAAGACATGCGCTCGGCGTCCTCCAGCGAGGCGCGGATGGCAGCGGTCAGACGGCGCTCGATTTCCCAAGGGTCAGTCATGGCGGCCAGCTCCGGCGCCAGTTGCGGGGGCATGCCCAGCAACTGGTCGCGCAGCAGGCGACCAGCGCTGAATGCGCCGGTTTTGACCGCCTCCAGCTCGACTTGCGAGCCTTGGACCTTGTGGAATTCAGCCTCGGCCAACTGCGCCAGGTAGTACTCGCGGTGAGCACGGGCTTTTTGGAAGTCAGGTTGTTTGCCAGCCGGGCCGATGGCAGGCTGCGGCGCAGCCATGTTCGGCGTGGATTCGACCATCGGTGACAGCTGGCTGGTTACGTCGCGCTGCACCCGGGCCTCTTGATGCCGAGCCGCGACGGCGGCCTTGGTGGGGTCAGCTGTTTCGCGGATCAGCGCGATGGTCTCTTCAACATTGACCTGTCTTTCATCCGCCGACAGTACCAGGCGATTGTTCTTTCTAAGCCATGTGATGTAACTCGGCGCCTTGCCGATGTAGGCCGCAAAGGCGCTCTTCGACAGAAAGATGGGGTCTGTCACAAACCCTCCTTTTCAACGGCTTTTCAATGCAAGCCTTTCAATTTCAATGGATTGAATTTCAATAAGCTACAAACCCTGCGGCTAACGAATTCCCGCGGGTTTCCTGCCCCGTACCCCCGGAAATTCCCCAGGGTCCCCGGCAGGATTTGAGAGACGAGAATTATTCTGATTTGTCCGAACGGGGTGGAATTTCACAAACCCCGAGGCGCTTGGCGGCCCAGCGCTCGTAAAGGCCGATGGCAACGTCTGCCCCGGCCATCGCCGTGAGGCAGCCCACCGCCGATGACGCCCAGATTGATACGCCGTTGGCATGCAACAGCATCATCGTCGACAACCCGCAGCCGATACAGGCACCTGACCGCAAGGCAAGACGCCGCACCAGTGACCAACCCCGGGCACCATCCTTGTCCGCTCGCCACATCTCACCCGACACCCCACCGATCAAGGACAGTGCAATCACCAGCCAGATCGGCATATCCGCTAACGCTTGTTGCTCTGTTGTCATTGCCTGCCCCTAAACGCAAAAAACCCGGCGCAATGGCCGGGTTTAGTGGTGGGTGTCGGCCGCTCTCTGCGGTCGCACCTATCGAAGATGACTACTTTTTACAGGTGGAATTTACTGGCAGCAAGCAGGTTTTAATGCCACCGGCGAATAAGTGGGTTAGGCAGCTGAACGCCCGGCGAATGTCGGCGAATACATCA